TAGTTGGTGAAAATCATGGATTCGGTGCTCGTAATTTTTAAGAGACGGTAGATAAAAAACAAAACCAAATACTTTTGAGTTTCGTTTTATAGTCATTTCTTCGTCATCTTTTATAAGCTGGGGGTGTTCTCTGAGAATACAGATTGGTAAATCTATTCCAGATTTTTGAGTAGAGAGTAAAGCTACTTCAGTAGAGGTGATGAATACTATTCCTTCATCAAACTCACGTTTTAGCCATTTTTTATGTGCTTGCTCGAGCCAAACTCTTTGGTTTGATTTTTTAAAGTAATTAGTTTTTTCAAAAAGCTTAGTCGACTTAGGCTGCTCACTCTTGAGCGCTAGATCTCTGGGTGGATAAAGATATACATTCTTGCCCTTCCATGTTTGGTTTAGTCCGTTGTTCTCCCAAGTAAAAAAGCGAGACGCTTGAACAACCGTGTTCGCTCTTTCATTCGAGGCAGGATCTAAAAAAATCTCACCTCCCAGAAACGCTGTGGTTACAGCGATTAAATCAGGAGGTGAAATAAAGTCAAACGACGCGAGCACTATTCAGATTGTGTTTCTTCGACTAATGCGAGACGCATCTGACTGTGTGTGCTTTCTGTTTTAGTTCCTGACCATAAAACACTGTAGTAAAAATGCTTAGACCCAGCTCGATTTTTCTTGACAATTACTTCAATTACTGTTCCAATTCCTCGAGGCAGTCGTTTATATTCTCGAGGATTGAAATTGACTTGGAGCGCGATGTGCTTCGTCTCTTTGACCAAGTCTCCTTTCTTGAACCTGGGTTCAGGCGCTGGACGTTGATAAGCCATGTCAGAGAATAAGACCGTTGGTAGCGGAATCAATAACATCATTAGCGTGCTCGGGGTCGAGACGCATGAGCTCTAAGTGATCCTCTTCGTAAAAAGCAATGAGAGCTAATCCAGAATTGCTTTCTTTTTCGACAAAATCTATAACTTTTTGAAACATCTCCTCAAGGTCTTTCACCATAGATTCTTGTGCGATAGACAGGTCCGCTTCAAGATCTCGAATCGTGCAGTACTTACTGGCGGTAGGTTCTGCAGGATTAAAAACTAAAATTCCTTTACCTCTGTACTTTTTATTTTCTTCGTACAAAGTGATCATGTCGCTGATGATGCTTCTAAAGACACCTGCACTGAGCTTGCGCTCAACTTCACTGCCTTGAGAAATCATTCGGCGAAGACGATTTACTGCTTCGTTAGTCATATTTAAAATTGCTCCAAGCGGCCTGAAGGATTTCATAAGGATCATACAGAAACTTTGAGCTGTTGTTCTCCTGAGGATCAAGTTTGCAATAGTGTTTACCCTCCAAAAGACCTGAAGATCCCTTAGAAGATATGCCTTGAAAAATTAGTTTGTCGATAGCAACCGTGGGCACACCTAGACGCTGAGCGATTGTTTTTCGATTTACAAAAGCTGTTGTTCTTCGGTTGTGTTTGTTAGCCATCATTTGCAGCGATACATCGATGCTGCTCAAAAGATCTGTGATCAGTTTGATCTCTTTTTTAATTGATTCAGTAAACATTTCAAAAGGAAGGATCCCCTCGATCACCTGACGTCAGGCAAACAGGGCGACTTGCGTGAGGGCGGAAAACGGTAAAACGCTACCTCAACCTTCCGTGATCGTTCAGCCGTTTCTTACAA